GAAGGAAGCTCCCGACGTTCGTGCGGGCGATCCACCGGCTGTTGTTCCGCGACATCCCGACGATGTGGCGTTTCAAAACGCGATACGAACGCTGTTGACCAAAGCAGGCTTCGCGGAAACTCAAGAGATTCCGATTGCTATCGCCGCGATGACCGACGAGATCGGGACGTTGCGGGCCGCGAACGCGGAGTTACCGGCGCTGCGAGCGAAGGCGGCTGATGGCGAGAAGTATCGCACGTCGCTGATCGATCAGGTCGTTGCCGAGGGTAAGCGAGCGTTCGGCGAGAGCTACGACGAAAAGGGCGAGCGCGAGATTCTCGCGACAGCCGACCTTGATCATCTGAAGGCGCGGGCGAAGCAGTACGGCGTTGTGGGTGACAAGCTGTTTCCGGGCGGGCGTTCGACCGCAGACGACAGTCCAGAGAGCCCGGCGCAGCAACGGCATGACACGCCGGTTGCCGCGTACAGATAGTCACGTCAACGTGACTTGGCTTGGGTTTTGAAAGATAACCGGGAGGTATCGAAATGGCTGATCCGAGAGTGATAGACTTCGAAGGGATCGACGAGGCGTTTGCGACCTTCAAATTCGATTCCAGTATCGTCTACGACAAGACAAAGGTAGGCGGAGCCGCGCAGGTAGGACTCGCGGTTACGTTGTCTGATGACGGGATCGTTGGACTTGTAGCGGACGGCGAAGCCGTGGCCGGGAAGCTCGTACAGGTCGAGCCCGATGTCTGTAATGTGCAGATCGAGGGCGGGATGACCTTGCCAGCGGGTACTGGGGCGACTTTGACGAACAACAAGAAGATCGTCGGAGCGTTGCTTATCGCGGCCAAGGGCTACATTCGCGAGGCTGCGAGCGGTACGGCAGCGGAGCTTGTGCTCGCTCGCGGGCGGATCATCGACAACAGTGTTACGAACGCTGTAAAGGTAATTCTGTAATCTCGGGCTCCGGCTCGACAAAAAGGACTTAGGAGGCACCTACAATGGAGATCAATACGAGTCTTGCGCAGGCGTATCCCAGACCAGCGGAGTTTCTGCGCGGGTTGAAGCCGGAGAACGGAGTTGAGTTGTATAAGCGGGCATATGACAAAGGGATGTCGTTGTCGGCATATCTGGAACGCGAATACCCAGAGCGCGAGCAGAAAGACGGACTGGACGCCTTTCAGCGGCTGTTGATGTTATCGGATATCAGGACGCGCTCTTTGCCGGAGGCCGGGGTTTATGCCTCGTTGTTCAAAGAGATGTTGGACGACCCGTCGGCGCGGTGTCTTGTTCCCGAGTTTATCGCTCGCGAGTGGCGCAGAGCGGCGGTCGGGGCTCCGGTGATGAAACGAGCTGTGTATACCTCGCAGGACTCAGGCGCGGGTACGGCGGCCAACCAAATTGCGTTTGCGACCACGGCGCGGCTGTCCGAGCAGATAGCTCCGGCTATCCCGCTGAGCGAGTTGGTTGCAATCAACACTCCGATAGACACCGGCGTTTATCAGGCGTTCTATCTCACAAACGATACTTCCAAACAGCACATGGCGCGGGTCGCCGAGGGCGCTGAGATACCACGGTTGATGCTCCAAGGTTCGGATCGTGAGATCAGGGTAAAGAAGTACGGGCGCGTGTTGGAGGCTACTTACGAAAGCCTTCGGAGACAGCGCATTGACCGAATCGCGTTAACGATTCAGCTAATGGCCGTTCAAGCCGAGGTCGATAAGGTCGGGGCGGTGATCGACGTGCTCGTCGGCGGTGACGGAAACGCGAATACGGCGGCTACGTCCTACAACCTGACTACCCTCGACCCGGCTGCGGCGGCGGGAACGTTGACGCTCAGGGGGTGGCTGGCGTTCAAGATGAAGTTCAAGAATCCGTATATGATTAACATCGCGCTGACACGTGAAGCAACCGCGCTTCAGATGATGCTGCTCAACGTCGGGTCCGCGAACGTCCCGCTGGTGTTCCTGCAGGGTCCGAGCGGGTTCGGGGGATTCAGACAGATCAATCCGGGGCTGGCCGACAATGTCGGACTCGGATGGACGGACGACGCGCCGAATCTCAAGATCGTTGGAGTGGACGGAAGATTCGCTATCGAGCGAGTGTTCGAGATCGGAGCTTCGATTGAAGAGGTTCAGAATGTAATCACGCGGCAGGTCAAGCAGATTGCGATGACCGAGTCTGAAGGGTTCAGTAAATTCGATGTAAACGCGGCTCGTGTTCTGGATGTCAACGCGTAGTATTTAGCTACGGACAGCGAAGACGACGACGAGTTAAAAAGACAGGAGACATGATGGCTGACAAAGACGTGAAAGCAAAGACAGAAGAAGACGAGCCCGAAGCGAAGTCGAAGGTCAAGTTTACAACGGTACGTTCCTCAATCCCGGCTAAGCCGGACAGCGGGAATCCAGTAGCGTTGTACGAACGGAACGCTGCTCATCCGGGCGGCGAAGCGTTCGTAGCCGGGGATAAGCCGGTCAAGGTCGCTGTGACCGCTGAGGTATCCCGGCTGATCCGCGACGGTATCTTGGTCGAAGTCTAAAAAAGTCACGTTGACGTGATTTTATGCCGAACACTATCACCGTTACACCCGCGCACGTGAGGGCTTCGCTAGACGCTTCGCTAACCGAAGAGGTTTTGTCCGATGCGGTTATCAATCTCGAACTATACGCGGGGGCGGTAATTCGAGAGGTTAAGCGCCGGGACCCCGAATGGACGAGCAGGACGAACGACGATGCGAGGCGACTGGACAACGCGGCTGATCTACTGACCGCAGCGTCGCTGGTTTTCGTAGTTCCCTGGGTCAAGAAAGAGACGTTTGGCGGGTCGGAAACCTACGAGAGACAGATGGTCGATCTAAACGAACTGGTATCGCAGTTGACTGGTCGCGCAGAGTCGGAGATCGACGCAGTTGTTTCGGGTGTTGTAGTTGTAGTTGACGACCGGCCTACGATCTTTGGATTAGCTTGCGGGAGAAGGGGTGCGTGAGTGAGAAACGTAACTTTCGCAAGAGCGTTGGCGGTCAAGTGGCTAAGGGATCGAGGGGCGATCCTGCGACAGAATCTGACGACTGACGGTCGAGGGGGGCGGAAACCAGCGGGGAGCGATGCGTGGCCCGTGGTTGCGAACGATGTGAAGATGGCGGTGTTGTATTCGCAGAAAACCCCGATGGAATTAGTGGCTGGCGAGCAGATAGTCTCAGAAGGGGCATTCAACGTAATGTTCAAAAACGGGACCGACATCAAAAACACTGACAGGGTTCGGGTAGCAACGCTCGATAACCGGGTGTTCAGGATGATCGGCCCGCGATACGCCTCGGATGAAATCTTAAGGGTGATGGCAGCGGAAGAGGTTACATAAATGGCTTGGGGTCGCACCGTGGTAGTCCGAGATCGAACGGCGCAGGTAGTCGCTGCGGCGATTAAGCGCGTACAGGGAGCTTATGTTAAAGCTCGCGATCTCGGCGACCAGCGGTTACAGTCGCTGGTTCCCCGGCTAACAGGAGCGCTTGCGAGTTCTTCGGTTGCTGAACTCTTGGAGCCGACGAAGTTGTTGCTCCGTAGTTACGGCGATGAGAGTGCTGGAAAAGCTTATGCAAGGTGGGTGAACGGCGGGCATCATACGCAGTCTGGGACGTTCGTTCCGGCCAATCCTTATTTCTCACAGTCTTGCAGGGACGTGCGTGATCAGCTTGTGGAAGATCAAGCGCAGGTGTTCGGATAGAAAGTCACGTTAACGTGATATGGCAAGCGAGTACACTGATGTTGTTGCAGCGGCTTTCATGGACAGGCTTTGGGATGACCCAACGTTTCGGGCATTGGGTGTTCAGGGGCTTCATGATACGGACTTGCCGCAGGCTACTACAGCAGCGGAGCGGGAAGCGCTCTATCCTTGTGTTGTGTTCAATCTTCAAGCGGCTGGCCGGGTGTTGTACGGCAACGGTGATACTATCGTTTGGTCCCCAGCGGAGTATCAGGTATTCGGGATTGACGAGTGGGAGTCCTTTGAGCGATTGGTTCCTATCTCTGCGAGAATCTTTCAGCGGCTCCACGGGTTTAACGGGTCGGTTACGGGCGGCGGGTATATCCAAACCTGCGCGTTTCGTCGTTCTATTAAGCTGGCCCCGCAGGGTTCCGGGAAACCGTTTCGGTATCTGGGCGGGCTCTACAGCATAGCGGCAAGGTTGTCCGCATCGTAGGAGAGACATGGCTGATCAGGCAAAGATAAGCGACAAGAGTTACTTCGGGTTTCAAACGAGCGGACTAGGCTATGGGGTAACCCCGGACAAGCAGTTCCCGGATGTTAGCTACGTGCCTTCCGCTGCTGGCCCTGTGCGGGCTATTGGGACGGTCGGCGAAGAGTTCCCAACAGCCGTTCAGCACGGAACGGTGGATTCGGATATCGTGATGTCTGGCGAGGCGATAGACTTCGTAAGCGTTTGTTACGCGCTTGAGGCGATGTTCGGGACCGTCTCTCCGACGACCGTGGGGGTAACGGGGAAGCAGCGGGTATACACGCCGGGAACGACCCAGCCCCGGTATTTCTCCAACGACTTCGGTGACTCCGTAAGATTCCAGAGAGCGATAGATTGCTTTCTGAATTCCCTTCATTTCCACGCGACGTTGAACGAAACGGTGTTCGACGGCGCGGGAAAAGGCCAGTTGATTCGCGATAGCGTTCAAGACGGTCTGACTCTCGCAGGTTCTCCGACTGTGACTGCGCAGAAGACCCCTGATCCGCTCAAGTCTGATCTGATTATCGCCGCGTCGCTCTCTGGGCTGGACTCGGGCGCGGCGCTCGGGCGCGGGTTCGTCTGGGACCTAAATCTGGCGGACCGTTGGGGGGTTATCCATCCGATGAACAGCGCACTCGCCGGAGCTTATGACGCTGTGATTCGCAAGAAGCCGGGGACGGCAGACGGGCAAATTCAACTTGGAGCGGACGCCGACGGGTGGGCTTGGTTGACCCGTGTGAGCGGGAACACCATAGCCTACCTGCGTTATTCAGTCTTCGGCGATCAGATAGCGGCGGGGACGGCGGAGGTTCAAACGGTTACGATGACCGGCACATCCGGGACATGGGTTCTGGGGATACTGGGCAAGTCGTTAACTGGATTGGCGTGGAATATCTCAGCGGCAGCGCTACAGGCGTTGATAAACGCGCTGGTGGTTCGGGGCGCGAAGGACGTAACGGTATCGCTGACAACAGGTGTCTATACGATTACCTTCCCGACCTACCTCGGAAATGTCGCGCAGGTTACAACGGATAGCACGGGGCTGACGGGCGGTACGGCGACTCCGGCGACTGGAACTCCGGGAGTGGCTCCGGTGAACTATCTATTCCAAGCGGACATGGCTGTGGCTGCGAGCGGGTGGCCTAAGAGAGCGGATATGGAGGGCTTGGACGTGTTGGATATCCCGCTGTGGATGATGAAGACGGCTACGTTGAACGGCTGTCAGTTTACGGTAATCAACGAAGCAGCAACGTTATAGTCACGTCAACGTGACTTTCGACGGAGGGTAAGGTGGAAGACAAAGAGAAAGTAAAACCAGCGACAGCAAAGGCGGTGGAAGAAGCGGGGAAAACAACAGCGCCGGTCACGAAGCCGCTTGATGAGTTTCCGAACCGTGCGAAGTACGAAGACGGCTATGTCTTCAACTTCCCGATGTCGCATTACGCAGCCCGGACAGAGGAAGAGATTCGGCAATCGCTGGTCGATGCTCCGACCGAAGAGGAACATATCGAACCGCATATGAAGCTGATAAGCGAGGCTCTGGTATTTCATAAGATGGGGTTCAGGAAAAAGGAAGAGCCAAAGGCATCTTAATCGGTGCGTGCGCAAAACGAGGTCCTCTGTGGAGAATCCGGGGAGCGGCGGCTCCCCTTTTTCATCGAAAGGGAGATGTTATGGACGAGAATCTAGAGGCCGATGTCGAGAACACGATTGCGGGGTCGGGGTCGGCGGGGCCTGGATCGATAGAGGCTGGAGATACTGCCGGGTTGTTCAGTTTGGATCAGTACGCCGGGGAGATAGTGACCCAGTGGTGGACGCCGGATAAGAGCCAGCCGGAGAGAAAGATTCGGTTTGATATCAGGATCAGGGCATTGCGGTCCGGGCATCTGAATGTGATCAACAGGCGATTCAACGAGATCGTACAACTACCGGCTCTTGTTGAGTTCCAGCAGCAGCAGCTATCCCGGTGCAAGCCCAGTCGCGAGATTGAGCGGCTACAGCGGAAGCTCGATGCTGTAAAGGACTCGGATTATGAGGACGGGGACAGGACGCCGGAGCAAGCGATTGAGGCGGCGGATGCGGCGCGGATCGGATTCGAACGTCAGATAGCCGAGCTGGAACAGGAATGGAAGGATAAGCATGAGGCGATTCGAGCCGAGATCGACCGGCTGCTCAAGATGCCGTCCGCCTACGAGTTGCTGAGAGCGGAGTTCTTCTCCCTCGTAGTAGACGATCACACGATTGGCTGGCGGGGGAAGAAGCTGGACTTCAATAAGCCGTGTGCGGAAGGTGAAGAGCCTCCTGATACGTTCGCTGGCGATCTTCGCGGGTGGCTCATGGAGGTAATTGGCCGGGGAAAAGTGACGAGGAAGAACGGTGGATCAGCCAGATGATGCAGGCTCCGGGGCTGGTCCGAATGGAGGACGCTCCAAGCTGGCTCCCGGACGTTCAGATAATCCTCGAAACTGGCTGGACGGAGCAAGAATATGACGATACGTCGCTGGAGACAAAGCGACGGCTGATGACCTATATGCGAGCGCGGTCAAGGGCTGAAGACCAGATGAGGCGCAAAGCGGAAATCAGGAGAAAGACCGGGAGATAGGGAGTCACGTCAACGTGACTCTCTTTGTTTATGAGCAGCGAAGCCTTAACGGAAATTGCCGAGCTAAAGACGTTCTTCACAGGCGATCTATCCGACCTTCAGGCGAAGTCGGAACAGGCCCGAAAGATCGTCTCTGAGACGGCACAGCAGATGACCGCTGCGCTATCGCAGGCTGGCGGGAGCTTCGGCGCTAGTATGAGCGCTCAAGCGCAACAGGCAGCGGTAGGCGTTCAGCAGCTACAGGGAAATCTTGGCGGGCTAAAGGCCGCGCTAGCGTCGGCTAAAGCAGAGGCAGACTCATTTCAGAAAGAGTTGTTGGATACGCGATCTCAGATGGCGGAGATGGCGCAAAAGATCGCTGATGCTACGGCTAAGTTCGGGTCCAATAGCGCTCAGGTTAAGACGCTCAAGGAAGACTATAGGCAACTATCAGCGGCGGCTCGCGGGCTGAGCGCTGATAAAGCTCAGCTAGCGAACGATGCTAAGAAGGCTGGTGATGCTCTTAAACAAGAAGCGGCGGCAATGAAGGAGGCGGAAGCCGCTGCTAAGAGGGCGCAAACGGAGACGACGAACTTAGGGTCGAGCATTCGCTCGATGAGTACCGGGCTAGTGATGGGCGGAACGGCGTTAGCGGCGGTCGGCGCTGCGTTTGGGGTACTTATAAAATCAGGGAGTGATCTACAGCAAGAGCTTGTTCATGTCGCGGGTAATACCTCGATGTCAGCGGCGGAGTTCGCGAACCTGCAACAGTCGGTGATACGACTCGGGTTGTCTACGCCCGTAGCGATGGATCAAATAGGCAAGTCGTATATGCAGGCGGCTAACTTCGGGTTCCATTTCGCCGATGCGAATCTCGTTGTAGAGGCGTCGTTGAAGTCGGCTGTGGCGACCGGAGCGGACGCGGAACAGACCACGCGGGCGCTCGCCGTGGCGATGCATACATTCCAGATTCCGGCTGCGCAGGCCGCGCAGACAATGGATATCCTGCACCTTGCGGCTGCAAGGGGCGGGCAGACCCTCGAACAGTTTACGGCGGTGACCGGGCGGGTGTTTTCTATAGCTCACGCGATGGGTATCTCTTTGGTTGATGCTTCGGCTGCGTTGTCGTCGCTGACCAGCGCGGGGCTCTCAGCGGCGCAGGCGGCGACTTTGCTTCAGGGGGCTATCGTTAAGATTGCTAATCCGTCGAAGCAGGCAGCGGAAGAGGTAGCACGGCTATCTAAGGCGACCGGGATCGACCTTGTTCATGACTTCTCGCAGGCTGGTTTGGCTTCCAAGGGGCTGTGCGGGGTACTAGAGGGTATTTCAAAGGC